GGCTGCAACCTGTTCCTTAGCAGCCATTGCCTGCGCTCGCGCCTGGCGGATTACGGCAACTTGCTTGTCAGCCACAATGAGTGACGGATCAACACCAAGCATGTCGCTGTATGAATCAGCCCACTGGTCGGCGTCGAACTTGTCGAGAACATCAGGCTTGAACGACGCGACTTGACCGAGGTTTCCAACGAATCTGTCAACGCTGTTAGTTCCGATGGCTCGTTGAGCCTGTGCAAGCATTGACACGAACTCAACGCTCAAGTCCATGCCTTGTAGTTCGGGCGGTGCTGGCGGGACAATGCCGGCGCGAACCATGTTGGTGAATGTCATGTCAATGAGCGGGTCAAGCAATTCGTTGTGCAAACGCTCAAGCACAGGCCCGAGCATCAGCAACTTCTCTTCATGCCGCTCTGCCACTTCGGTCGCCGTCATGCGGGTGTCGGTGGCATTGGCAAGCATCAGGAACAAGTCAGCGTAGAACGCACCACGAACGCGCTCGCGAACATCTTGGATGTCGCCGAGCAGATGCTGTAGGTTGAGGTTAACTTCAAATGCAGTCTTGATGCCGGAATTGACACCGTCCACAAAGGTGATGCCACCAGGCAGCATCTCAACATCGCGGTTCTTCATGTTCGCCGGGACTTGCAGTGGCGGTTTCGTCTGGTAGTCAATGACCTGCGCCTTGCGAAACTGCTCATGCTGCAACTGCTTGATGTCTCCCAATGCCTCCATGCCTGGAGAGTTGCCGTAAATGTCACCTCCGGTAGTTCCCCACCGGGGTACAAGGCATGGGAACTGCTCAAATCCGCTTTCCGATAGGAACTTATTGTGTTCTCCACCGATCTCAAAGTACCAACTACCGTACGGCATATTTTTGTTGTCACGCTTCTTGATATCACGGTCAGCGCGTGGTTCAATCGCATGAATGATGGTAATCCATTGGTCAAGGCTTCCCCTGTCGTATTGATTCTGAACGCTGATGGAGCAGTTCTCGTAGCCAAACTCCTTCACTAGTTCGGACACAGTTTTTTCAAACTCTCGGTACAGGGTGCAAACCTTGCCTTGATAATCAGTCGCAATGCAGTACTCGCCGCATGTCACGGGGTAATGGTGGATGACATTAGTAAAGTCCGGCAGCACGATTGAGGCGGCCGTACCAAATGTCCCAAGTTCCTCATACATTCCGTGCAGGGCGCGGTAGGTGTTCGACCGTTGGAACACTAGTTGCATGCGCTTTGTCACATCATCAAGCCACAGTTTAACAGGCTGATAGGAGTTCAAATCAGGGTCAGCGGTTCCGAGTCGAAACCACGGCCGCGCTGGGCTGGTTGCCCCCGCCATCATGCCTGCACCGAGAGTTCGTAGTGCGCGAGTGCCTGTGTTGTCAAGAATCGAGTTGTGCCGGCGACCGCCCTTGTCGCGATCCTGCACAAAGTATCGACCACTGCGCGGGAGAATATACGAGGTCAATTCTTGGTAGTGCGACCACCAAGACGCTCGCTCAGACTTGAGTTGCCCCCATCGCGTGAACAGCCTGTCGCGTGTTGGAGCGTTTGCGTACGAGTTGTTGTCGCCAGTGTATTGACTCATGATTAGCCGCCTAGCAGCGAACTGCGTCCAAGTGCAAGGGAATTGGGATCAACGCCACCGGGGCCTGTGAGCATGGTTGACGATGGGCCGGTCTTGGCGGCTTGTGATGCTGCTGACATAATGCTGTTGATGTCAGGTGTGCGGCGGTTTGCTGCGTTGGTGACCATCTCGGATTGACGCTGCTGACCAATTGCCTTTGCGGTCGCTGCTTGTTGCGCTTTCTTCTGTTGACGCATTGCGTCTTGTTGCGCTTTCTGACCCATTATCGACGATGCTGCTGAAATGCCAACACCCGCTGCTGCTGCGCCGGCTCCAACCGCTGCTGCTCCGACAGTTGCCGCTGTTGCTGCGGTTGCTGCACCTGCTGCGGTTCCCGCGCCGGCTGCAATTGCACCGGAAGTACCGAGAATGGCTCCACCAATAGTCGTAAATACTGGCATTACAGTCTCCTTGCGTATGTGTGTTCTGATTCCTTGTATCCCAATTTGTGCAGCAACTTGCCAACCGCGTTGTTCAGGTCAATCTGAAGGGAAGACATTGTTGCCACCGTTGCACCTTGTTCTGCTGCCCACGCCTCGTATGCCTTGACAAGCATGATCCCCGCTCGACCGCCCCGATACTCGGTGTTTACCCACCAGGCAAGTTCGCAAGCGATCTTGACACGGGGCGCAAACCAAATGGGATTGATGATTGCACCAAGCATCCCAACGACTTCGCCTTGCAGGTCAGCGACAAGCACACAACCATGCGTCATAAGTGCGCGTACAGCGTCAGCCAATTCGTCGTCTGTTGCGTTGATCATCGCTGCATGTGGCGCGTATTCGTGGAATTGCCTGCTCATATGCGTTAGCACCTCCACATCGTCCATCGTTGCATTGCGAATGATCATCGTAAAGTTATCCCTTGCAATAGATAATACGGGTACTCACTTGTAATTCGCGTACGGGTCGTACTCTTTCAATTTCGCACCCTTCACCTTGTACTTGTCAAAGAGTGTGCGCCGGCGAACGGGGTAAGCGAAGGTGAGAGCGAGCGCATCGGCAAGGTCTGGGGACGCACCACCCTGCAAACGCTTCTTGATCTCGTCCTTTGATTCAAGCACCTTGCGACCTGCCTGGTCAAACCAATACACAGGCGTTGCAATCTCTTGCTTCAACGCGACATCTTGCGGTATTTGACCGCCTGCATGAATCCACTCACGCATACCCCACCACATCTCAGTGCGTCGATTGACAAACTGGTCAGGCTGCATGGCTTTGCCACCGAACGGCACTTCGATGGGGTCAAAGTCAAGTTGCCGCAACCTGTCAATGACACCCGCTCCCGCTCCGCTGTCAACGAACACAGCATCAGGCTCCCAATCGTCAATGACCTGTGCAACGCGAGCGGCCAACTCCATGTTGTCAATGCCCCGGTACACCAGTGGTTGGAATGCCACAAGACCCTGCCGCTTGAAGATGACCGAGCGGTCATCGCCAAACCGCGCAGGATCAACGCCAAGTATCCGCGCTGATCCTTCCACATCTTTGTCGGTGTATTCCCGCTTCGCTGCCATCTCGGCGTCTGACAGGCTGATCAACTGGTCGTCGCCGGCCGCGCTGAAGTCACACAGGTACTCGCGAGCGAACGCCGTTTCAGGCATGTCGCGCTTCAGTCGCTCAACTTCAACCGGATCAATGGATTGAGTATCGTATACGGTATATTTCGCTGCGTTCCAACCTGATAACGACTGTGCGCGGAAGTACAACTCGCTGAACAAGTTGACACCCGTAGGTGTGCCAATGAACATTGCCCACCCCTGACGATCAGACAACGCCGGCTGAATGATGTCGTTCCACACCTCGGGTTTAACCTGGGCAACCTCATCAATCACGCAACCGTCAAGGCGAACACCGCGCATTGCATCGGGGTTGTCACCACCAAAGATCCGGATGACGCAACCGTTGTGCTTGAAAGTGACAAGCAAGTCACCTTCGTTGATGTCAACGGCATTAGCAACAAGTAGCGGTGACAACTTCTGTTTAAGTCGCGCCCACGCAATGGCTTTGGCCTGCTTTAAGAACGGTGCAATGTAGAAGAACAAGCCAAGTTCCTTGTCAAAGCGCATGGCCTTGTCAATGAGTTCCATGATGGCAAGTTCCGTTTTGCCGGCGCGACGGTGAAGAGCCAGCACAGTAAACCGCTTGCGAGCAATGTGACATTCTCGTTGCCACTTGCGCGGTTGGTAATCAATGCGGATCTCGGTCATGTGATTAATGGGACACCAGTTGTCACCGTAAGTGTGACACCACCACCGTGATCAACTGCGGTGCGGTCGCCGTATTTCTTTGGATGCCATTTGGCTAGCAAACGCAAGCGTGTGTCAACTTGCAACCTTCTCCAGGCTGCTTGCACTTGGTCAACTGGCTCGGTGTCGGCGAGTGCTTGACAGTCTTCCGCAATGACATCACACCCGCTATCTCTCGCGCGCGCGAATTGTATAGCGAATTGTTTATCACTGTCAATCCAATTGTAAACACTTTGCCGAGTGATACTTCCGTGAAGTTTGCAGAATTCGTTTAACGATCTTCCGCTACTAATCCAAGCAATAAGTGCTTCCCGTAATTCAATTCTTTCCGGGGTGATTTCTTTCTTTGGCCGGCCGCGTTTCTTCGGCAAGGACTTGGACGACCCGTTTGTAACCGCGAGGGATTTGTGCTCTTCGTTCATAGTTGCAGATTTTTTGAATAGTTGACTTGCCTAGGTTAAACATCACCGCCAACTTGTTATACGACAATTTGCGTTCTTCACGGGCGATACGAATTGACAGCACAACACTGTCAAGTATTCGTGCGTTGTGGTGTGACTGCCCTATACGTTTT